TGACTGTAGCTGCCGGTGGTGTAGGTATTAGCTTGCATCACGAAGATATGTATGCTAACGCAAAGCCGAGGCATATCATACTACCACCAACATGGTCTGCGATAGATCTCATCCAATGTGTAGGACGATCACATCGCTTAACATCCTGTAGTAACACACTACAAGAAGTCATATGGTACAAAGGTACGATAGAAGAACGTGTTGCTGCTGTCGTAAAGAATAAGATAGCGTGCATTAACAAAGCTGTTACCGCAAAGGAGCAATGGTCTTCGCTATTCGCGCCTGACATTGACGATGACCTCGGTAGCGTAGACAAAGAGGATGACGAGGAAACAGATCACACGCTAGATGAAGGGATGTTTGAATGACCACACGTACGATAGAATCCCTAGAGGATACGGTAGAGTATTTATTACTTGAAGATGAAGTTAGAGAACGCCGTACGGTAGCTTTATCCCTCGGTGTATCAGGATACGGTGATTACGGTATCGTACAAGAGCCGTGTCCTGTATACCTAACGAAGCATGAAAAAATAGGTGCATGGCTATGGCAAGAAGGCAGCGATTGGCTATGAAACAATCGTTGTCTCGTAAGCACTTTATTGTTGACAATAAAACGCGGATGTGCTAGTATGTTAGCAGTTCGTGAGGGTGGGGATAGTCTCCACCACGTACGATAGGAGTAAATCATGACACTAGAAACAGCAGTTAATAAATACGAAACGAAACATAACGTACGTATTGATTACGCCGTACCGCAAGGATGGTTCAATGCCGTAAACAATGCAGACGTTAGCATAAACCCACAAGATTACGTATGGGTTTACAAAGAGGATAGTGGTATCTTTGGCATACCGTTGCATCAAGATACCATTATGGCGGATAGCATAACCGAAGACTTTGATCTCGAACGTGCTACGTTATTGAAAGAAATTAGCACAATCAAATTACTTATCAAAGTCAATGAACAATAACGAACGAGAACTATGGGTACGTAACGACGAAGGACTATACGCTATGTGGCAAGACAGTAAGCTATCAATGCGTATATTTATTACGAAGAAGCGTATGACAATCGACAATTACATAGCATACATACTCAAAAGATGAAACAAAAATCAAAACAACGTAAGCGTAAACATACGCAAGCAACACAGAAGGCACATTACAAAAGTAACGACATTAACGCACAGCATCACGTAAGACACCGACCAGGAAAAAAAGGTGTCAAAATGTCTAAACTAAAAGGTACGTTAGGACGTTTACAAAGCTACAGACTAAAAGCTAGGGAAGATATTACAGCATGAACAACACATTTAAGCAAAGCGTATTCGGTAACGGATTCACAATGCTATTCGATAACGGATGGAGTGTTAGCGTACAATGGAGCAAGTTACATAAGTGCGATGGCGGCAAGACTACAGCAGAAGTTGCTGTGCTAGATCCAGAAGGCATATTCTGGACAGTCATCGACGATAGGTTAGAGAAAACAAATGACGTAATGCCATACACTACATCAGAGGAGTTAGTAAACATAATAAATATCACTACAACAAAATTATCCTTACCATGAGCAACGCAGTATCAAGTAGCGCAGCCCGCGCTTTCGTAATGGGCAAACGGTTAAGTAAGTCTAACACCAGCGTTAGAGCAAATAGCGACGGTAGCGTAGAGATGAGGTTACATGATAACCTTATCGCACGACATACCGTAGAGGACGGTACAAAAGTAACAATGGCAGGATGGGGTACAATGACCACACGTGCAAGGCTCAACGCTATCGTCGATGAGTTAGGTATGCGTGGTGGATTCTGGCAACACAAAGGCGAACAGTTCTACGGTACGCCAGAATCTAATCGTATCATATCAACAAGAGAATGGATACAAATAACAAGATGAAATACAATGGAAAAGAATAACATAATAAAATTCCCTACGAAAGAAGAGAAACCTAGGGTTAAGATAGCGTTACTATCACCACGTACGCACGCACAACAACCATACGGCGAACGAACAGTTATCTTTACAGACGACGATGCGTACGTTAAAATTAAAACAAAAGAAGGTTGGGAGGCTATGCTACAAAGTCATTACACCGAACGAACACGCTTTGATGAAGGGCCACCACACGTAGACTACAGTTGGGTACGTAAGATAACAGAACCTATCTACGCTAAAATGCGCCGCAGCCGTAAGAAATACTGATGACTACGCCACGCGAGATGAGTAGGTTAACGAAGCGGTTAGCTGCTTACAGTACAGTTGACCCAGATATGCGTAAGTTAACGCAAGATGCCATAACCTTATCGTTTCGTAGTGAACCTGTGTTCATTACAGGTGACACGGGTACAGGAAAGGAGGTAATAGCTACGATACTACACGGCACACGTGTAGATAACATTACAACAGTTAATACAACAGCCGTGACGGATACGCTATTTGAGAGTGAGTTATTCGGTCACGTTAAGGGATCATTCACCGGCGCTTACTGCGATAGAGAAGGCTTAATAGCAAGCGCCGGTGTTGGTACGCTATTCCTTGACGAGATAGGTGATATGCCTGTCACGTTACAAGCTAAGATACTACGCCTTATACAGTTCGGTACGTATCGTAGCGTTGGTAGTGACAAGATACGCACCGCAAGCTGTCGTATCATAGCAGCAACGTGCAAAAATGTACCGCAGTTGATAGATAAGAAGCTGTTTCGTGAGGATCTTTACTATCGTCTATCAACATTTACGCTACACCTCACACCGTTACACAGCAGACGGCATGACATACACCATTACCTAACAAACCATGAGTTATGGTTTGATATGACAGAAAATCATCGTAAACATTTCATAACTTACGCTGACAACGAACCAATTCACGGTAACTATCGTGAGTTAGAACAAATCATGTTACGATATGATGTTCTAAAAGAATTACCCAAGCTAACCTAGCATCTAAAAAATAAAGTTTTAGAAGTTAGCCAACTTGGCACGATTCCTGCTTTATATGTAGTATCTGGCCCCAATCAGGGGGTTTAGAAGTTAAGTAGAACCCTAGCATAAACTAAAACATAAGATATGGCACAACATATTGAACAAACATACAAGGACGGAGACTGGAAGGGATTCAAGTTTACCGTAAAGCAATTCGACAGTATCGTAGAAGCTGCCGAAGGTTTGGGTGAGGATAACGTACTCGCCCTCGTTAACCAACAGGTTGCATCACGCATACGCTCCAAGGTAAAGAATGGTTTACCGAAAGGGCTTGGCGGAGATGACCTTGCTAACGCACAGCAACGCCTCATGGATAAGCACCCCAACGCTGTATTGTTTACAGCCGACGATGCTGACGCATGGCGACCTGACCAACGTACCGAAACGCCTACCGCGCTGTTCAAGCAAGCAAAAGAAGCGTTCAAGGCTGGAGATAACTCCAAGGGTGCGGAACTGCTGACTCGAATGCAAGAGCTTCTGGCTGCTGCATAAAGATAAGCATATCGTAGAGAGGGGCGGCCCGTAAAAGCTGCCCCTCTCTTTTACTCATAACTGCTAACACCGTTATTACATTTTTTATATGGACGAAACTATAGATATTGTCGTAGGGAAATTAAAGAAACCACAGAATTTAGCTGCACCAAAGCACCACCGTTCATCGTATACCAAAGAAACAGCCGCAATGGTACAGCCTATCATGGACAAATTATTAGGTGACGGGAGCGATGTGTTTGTACCAGCAGCCAACACAGGCTACAGCCCTAGCACACTATACGGTAAGCTCAACGATGGCTTGCTATGGCTGATGCACAACGATACGACAGACAAGAATGAAGCGTATCGTATGTTACGTACGCAAGTCTCCATGCGTAAGATGGACGACGGCGTTTTGATATATTTTAAAGCTGCCGTACGTGACATCAAGCGTACGCCAAATAAACCGGCGCTTGAGGGTGTTACAGCCGATGGCGTAAAGTGGCGGCATGACCTACTCTCATGGCTGCAACGCGCACAGGAGGGTGAGATGTTTAAAGCTGATGTTACGACAGACGACGACGATCAACGTTGGGTGTATGATAACATAGCTACACACGCACCTAACGCAGAGGTTATATTCAGCGACGATAACATTAAACTAATACGCTAGTGGATTACATTGTACCGTTAGTGTATATAACACTATTCATTATAGTCTACTGTAAAGTAACTAAAAAATGACGATAGAAACCTTATTAGAATGTGAAGTCAGTATGCTAGAGAAGCTAACTGACGATGAACTACTCACACATTTCCAACCGTACCTTGTCGTATGCCAACCACCTGTTGACGAGCATAAGACAAAGGTAGTTAAGATAAAGCGTAAGTCAGCGAAGGTTTCTTCTGGTGTTAAACGTACGCTAGAAGAACAGATGAAAGAGTTAGCTGACTTACATAGCATAGACTTAGATGCCGAGAAAGCGAGAGACTTACTACCACCAAACCTTAGATGATTACGCTAGATAAAACCAAAGACGGTCGCTACATAGTTAAGATAGATGCGTCACTATACACACAGTCAGCTTGTCCACGTAGGATGTGGTACATGGGCGGGAGAGGCTTACGTTACGATGGTAAGTCACACAAGATGGAGTATGGTACAGCATTCCATAAAGCATTACAAGAATACTACACTACATTTAACACAACGAAAGCTGTTGCAGTTGCCGTAGAACATTACACGCAACCTGACATTCACATACCAGACAATGACTTCCGTGACATAGGACATCTCATTGCTACGTTACATCAATACTTTAAAGAATATGAGACTATCGACGGCCTAAGACCTGTGATGGATGATGACGGCCCTTTGTTAGAACAACGATTTGCTATACCATACCTTACCGACGGCAACTTACTAGACGTTGTGCTGTGCGGTACGGTGGACATGATAGGTACATTCAACGGCATTAACGTAATCGTTGACCACAAGACAACCGCGCTTATGCAAGTCGAGAAGTACCTTGACTCATACCAAAACTCACCACAGATGATGTTCTACAGTATGATATACAAACAACTGTTCCCCGATGAAGAGCGTGGCGTAGTTATCAACGGCATCTTTTTGTCACGTACTGGTAAGAATAAGTTCCAACGATCTACGATAATCACATTCCCGAAGCACGTATTAAATGAGTTTGCCTCACACCTGCATAACATAATCACAGATTTCGCAAACAGTTTATATGCTGTGATAGCAGAAGGTAAAGATCCAGAGGAGGAGTTCTTACCAAACTTCAACTGCTGTCAAACAAAGTTTGGTGAGTGTAACTTCTCACCTGTATGCACTACACCACGGCAAGACGATAGAGAAACTCTTGTAACATCCTTGTTCACTACAACTAACACATACGATCCCTTAAAATTCCAAGCATGACTGATAAAGAAATAAAAATACGTGCGCTAGCAGAGTTCACACGTGAAGCACCACGCAAATTTGACGTAGGTTCTGCGGAACATAATCCAAAGGGCGACAAAGGTTTGTGGCGTATGAGTACGTTACAACTCGTTAAGGCACAAAAAGAAGAAGTAATAGATATGTGGCATTATACTGTCGCATTAGAACATAAGATAAAGGAGCAAGACGCTCTCATACTACAACTAAAACATACAATAGCAAACAAGCACAATGAGTGACACAAATAAAAATACAGAAAAAACAGTAAGCGCAGTAGAAAGCCTACAATCACAGATAAACATTCTTAGGAATGAAGTTGGTACGCTAGAAGATCGTATCGAAAGAGCTGAAGATCAACTCGCAAACATAGAGCAATGAGTAAAGCAATAATAGGTATCGTAGGTAGCAGTGGTACAGGTAAGTCCACGTCACTACGCAATCTACCAACCAACAAAACACATATCATAGACCTCGAACGTAAGGGGCTTCCGTTTCCTAAGAAGTTTCCTCACATAGCAGCGTGCGCTAACATCAAGCAGTTTGATTCCGCACTTAACGACGCACTAGCAGACGAAAGCTGCGAAGTGATAGTCATTGAATCGTTCACAAAGTACGTTGAAACGCTTATCGCATTAGCGCAAGCATCATTCAAGGGCTTTGATGTTTGGAATTACTACAACCGTATGATACGTGCAACCCTAGATAAAGTTAAGAACGATCATGCTATCGTGGTG